CAGGCATACGGGACCAGTCCACGTACTGCGTTGCACGGCTAGACAGCTCGTGCAAATATTCAGCAGTGGCCGTCTCTAAAGCCGCCTCCAGGCTAAGTAGCAGCCGGAAGGTATCAGGACTGGCCTTGTAGCTTTCCTGCCACTCCTCCGCGGCGTGAATGGCCACGTGCAGTTGTTCGCGGGCGCTAAGCAACTCTTGACGTGTTGCCATAGAGCTGCCTTGTTATGGATGCGTGAAGCTTCTTGGCCTTTGCGACATCGGCTTCGACGCTATCTTCAGGCAAGTCTCCGTAGTTGATGCCCTTGGTCTTGATCGTCTTGCCGTTGTAGGCGGTGCCGAGATAATCCACCCACTCATCAACGTCAGCCTCTTTGCTCACGTAGGCCAGGGTCAAGTGTGGAAGGTATTCACTAAAGGTCTGAATATGCGGCAAGAGAGTTAGGCGTTCATGTCCGTCGATCAGCTCGGGGGTCTTCTCGATGTGAGCTACGACGGCGAAGCTGTCTGGCGTCTCAAAGTATCCGACATCCTGAATCGTCACATTATTGAGGGACCAGTCCTTGAGAACCATGTCGACCTTGTCCTTCCATACATTGCCGTTCTCTAGCAGTCCATAAAGCAAGGTGACATGCGCTTCTGTCTCTGCCACTGCACCCATCGAATGGTCATGACGAGTAGTCGCGTCAATAAGTTCGCCGTGCAGCTCTTCCGGAACGTGCTTCAGAATAGGGAGCGTCTCAGTGTCGATCATGATGCAGCCAAGATCATTCGGGTCGACATCGGTGCCCTCGTACAAATCCGGAAAGTCCCTAGAGCTGACCTGTGCAGCGACGTGTTTCGTTCGCCTAGAGTCGGCGTCTAGCTTTGGCTTATCAGTGGGTACCTTCACCTTCCGCCCTACATCCTCGCTCCTCTCAGGGAAACCGATCAGGTTGCGAACATGATCCTCATCCTCATCAGAGACAGTCAGGAAGCCGGCGCTCTCAAACTTAGAGACGGTTTCTGCCAGAGCAGAGATGTTTGCCTGGTCGATGTCACTCGTGCCGATGGTCGGATACTTATCGACGTTGTAGTTCAGATCGACGATGGTCTTGACCACGTAGCCGAGCGTGTCAGCAATAAGGTCGTTTACGGCTTGGACTGACTGGTTAAAGAGCTCGTGGTGGTCTTCGCTGGTCGAACGTGAACCTGCACCCCCGCTTGAACCAAGCTCCAGGAACTGAGCCAAGACGTTCTTGGTGATCTGGCGGTCGTGGTGACTAATAGACGGCTGCAGATCCTTGAGCGTTGAGGCCTGCATGTCCATGAAGGTGATCTCTAGGTCTTTAGGATGCGCGATGGACGACTCTTCATTGGCGCGGATGTTCCTGGCAGCAGCCTTAGCGCTATCGATAGTCTTCTGATCCGTCCCCTTTGCGTAGGCGATGTCTACGACACCAAGCGCCTGTCGCTCTGCCCCCACGGCGTCAATTTGGTAGAACTTGTCCACGTAGAACCAGTGCTTGTACGCCGTACGCAGGATGCTGCGGCCTTCATAGTTGTCGCCCTCTTGCTCGTTGGTAAAGACCACGAGCTTCTCAAGAGGAATGGAGACGGCCGTGCCGTTACTGAGCCGTTGAGTAACACCTGGGGTACCGTCCTGGCACTGCCAAGCTTCGATCGTGGTTGGTTTGCGGAAGGCAAGCTTCGTCAGGACCTGGCGCCACTTACCGTCTACTAGCTCAGGTTCAAAGACCATCTCCATGACGCAGAAGCCGAACTCTAGGTGAGTCAGGATCTCTCCTAGGACTTTCTTCCACTTGATGCGCTCGAACAGGTTCCACTTCACCTGGTCGTTAATCTCGATGTCGAGGGCATCGTCAGAGGCTGGCGTCGTAAAGAACTTACTGGACTTGATCGGCAGCTTGACGGCTCGCAGCGAGACACCAACGCTGGCGTCGGAGCGGCGCATTTCGTCCCAGATTTTCAGCGCTTGGCGGCCTGTGAGATTGCGGTTGTACTCTTCACCACTAAGAATGCCATTGAATCTGCTGACACCAGAGTCACCGATTTCAGGAGATGTAACGACTTTATTAGTTTTTGGTTTATCTGCCATCTGGTTATTAATTTAAGCTAAAAGTGACTGCTTAACAAGCCTGAAGTAATTGGTGAGTCGTTGTACTCATCGTGACTGTCTTCATAGTGAAACGGCGCTGGCGTTAGGTTGTAGAAGCAGAGAATCACGGCGTCTGCCTTGTCTGGGGATCTAAAGCCACGCTTCTTGTAGTCAGCTTTGCCCTCGACGCCGCGCCGGCCTTTGGAGTCCATCTTCCACTGGCGGCTCGACAGCTCCATAAGCAGGTCATCGTCTAGGTCCAGTTGAATGGTGTCCATGATCTCCGCCATGTAGAACCAGGCTTCGCTGATCAGGTTGGGGTACTTGTCAGGGTCATCAGCCTTGGCACCAAAGTTGACCGGCACGACCAGGTATCCCCGTTTTATCATCTCGTCCGTCACCCCGCCGCCGACGCCAGTGTCGTCGATCTTGATCATGATGGTCTTGTCGAAGTCAGCAAAGTCTTCCAGCTGGTCGCAGACTTCAGTCGTGCGCAGCTTCGTAAATGACTTCGTATCAATGAGCTTGAGGCCCTTGCGCTTCATGAAGACGGTCCGGTCGTTGCCCATGCGAGCAATGTCTGCGCCGATTTCAACGGCTCCGTCGCTGTCTACCTCGCGCTCCATGGCGCCTAAGATGGCGTCGCGGCCGATGATGGCGTTGTCTGCTTGCGATACGGGCTCTCCTAACCACACGTGGGCGAACGTATGAGGATTGAGCTTGTCCGCATCCAGCTCCAGCTTCAAAGCATCTGGCAGTAGCCCTGCCCGCTCCAGCACGTCGTAGTTGACCTTCTTACTGAAAGTTTTAGCCGGCGCGTTCATCACGTAGCGGACGTAGACAGGGTCCAGCTCGTTCAGGCGGTTGAAAGTGAAGATGATCTGGCTACCGTCTTTACGGATGGTTGGTGCCAGCACCTTGAGGCTGTCCTCACTGATGCTCTGGCTTTCCTCCACCCAGGCAATATCGATACCTTCCATCGACTTGATCTCATTGACGTTGTGCCTGAGGCCGCTGAAGATGAACTCTGTGCCGGTGATGGTGTTGCGGATCGTCTTGTCCGTGACCTCGTAGTCAGTGAAGCCATACTTGTCGATGATGTCTTTCAGCAGCTTGTGCACGGAGTCAGCGACCGTTTTCTGGATTTCACGAGTAGCCAGGATGCGCAGCTTTTTCTGCCGGCGGCGGCAAGACCGGTTGAGGCGGTGGGGGAGTTTCTACGGTTGGCGTAGGTGCCGTGGTCGTCTCAGGCTCGACGATCGGACGCGTTTCGAGGATGGTTTGGGCGAGGGCGTTCTCCATATTTGGCTCCATGATGGATACAGAAATCCCCTGGGAGAAGAAGGGGAGTTGGAGAAGCATACGCTCATCTTGTGAGCTACGCCACCGTGGGGCCAGCTGGGACCGCGACGTCCGAAGTCCGCAATATCGGAGCTTCAAAGCCAACGGAAGTAAGAACGGTTCGGTCATAGGCGAAATAGGAAGTGCGCTTTATTCACGACAGTGTTCGCAACAACGGCTTCAATCTAGTGTCGTCTCATTACTGTGAAATTCTCTAGGACAGCAAAGGAAACTGCGATTAGGTTGGAGACTTCGGAGGGGAGGCTAGCTCTCCCTCCTATTCCAGCCTAGCAAGGGTCCTCTTGGGACGGCGATCTGGGTATTCGGTTCGGGTACGTCGTTCTCTTTAAGAGTGCCCTCAGCAATGTCCTTCAATGTCGTCAGGGGAGCGAATTCGATGTCGCCCACTATGATGGCATTGATGATTTCTTCATTCGCTTCCTGCTGCTTATGCTGGGCTTTCATCACTAGAATAGTGAAAGTACTTACCGCGAGAAGAAAAGCTATCATCCCAGCAGTAACTTGACCTTCCTGGATTAAACGGTGGCCGATGATGGCGCCAAGGAGGCATAGGGGGATGGCGATAGCTGCTCGGAACTCCGCTTCCGTCCTGGCCTTGTCATATTTTTCGTACGCCTTTTCACGTTTGGAGTGGAGCTGGACCCCGAGAATGGCCATATCCTCACCCATGAGGCGCTGAAGCTCTG